GATGTTCAGTCGGTCTTCTGGAATGCTAACGATACTACTAGAGTCTTACTTTTCGGTTCGTCGATCAATGAAATCCCTACTTCGGGCGGCTCTGGAGCAGCGGTCAATGGTAGTCAGATTTTTACAGTAAATAATGATCTCGATGCTCTTGGCGATTTGTATCTTTACATATCAATGAAAATAGCGGACAGTGTCCCCGACGAAACCACGGCCGCCTCCTCTGACAAGGTGCCATGTATCGGCTTTCTATCTGAATCTGGTCTTGCTGCCTTAGTAAAGCGCGTGGAATTTATGGTTGGCACACAAGTATGGCAAACTTTAGAAGGCAATGATATACTTGCTGCCCAACGCACAGAACTATCAGATGGAGCTTTTGCCCAAGCTAGTTTACAACAGAGAGGTTCTGTAACCGAAAGGGGAACACGCCTAGGTCCTTTAAATGGTGTTGAAGGCCAGATTTACAGAGGTGAAACTTACTCGTGTTCATTAAAGTTGCCGTTACTAAGCAAGACTCTTGGACCTAAATTTACTAAATTCTCACAGAATACTGAAGATGGTTATTTAATGGCCGCCGCACCTCATCAACAGGTTAAGATTAGAGTTTATTACTCTAATGCCCAAGACGTATTTTCGACGAGAACGGCTTTGTTTCCGCAATACTTCAGCACTACTTCTGGCACGGACTACACAGGCGATGCTGACACCATTCTCGGCAATGAGCTAGCTAAAACTGTTCCATACGGCATAAGTCTTAAAACTCAATTATTCGGTAAACAGCAAGTCATGTGTAACGCAGAGAGACAGCAACTCAAGAATATGCCTCAGGGTCTCCCAAAGAGAATTAAAATGACTCAAAATACTGTTAAGACAGTATCTTCGCCAGACAAGTTATTTACAGTTGATTTAGATCATTTTTCATTATATGCTTCTTATCTAGTTATAAATATTTCTGGACTTCAGGTGGTATCCGAAGACTCGTCGGCGACCGGTGATCCCGAAGACAACAATCAGCGCCAAGGTTCTTTACTAACCGCTGAACTTCTACTTAATTCTACGTCTATTTCTGGTGTACTTCCTGGTGAATTTTTATCGTCTTCTGCTGCTAATTCACTAGCGATTAATAATAGCAGATCTCATATTAATAGTAATCAGGGTCAGTTAACTCATTTTGTTTTCCCATTAGCTTCGCATGCTTACGATGGTTCTGCTATTCCACTTAACCGTTTTGATAATATTCGCTTAAATCTTGTATGCACCTCGCGAGCGAACTCATCGACAGATGGTGTTGTTGTTAGTGTTACCTGCTTTGGCGAGACCACTGCTTTATACCGCGGTGGCGCTGCGTCGCTCGCTATGTACTAAATAAAAAATGACGTAAATTAATAATTAAAAATAGTTTAAAAAAATATTTTCTATTATTAATAATAAAACAAATGTCTGGAAACATAGCAGCATTAGCAGGTTATACTGGTTCGGGTACTCAGGGCCTTTGCGTCGTTGATACGGTTAAAGGAAATCCCGAGGATGTAGTATCCACAGTTTGGACAAAAGACGACAATACCAAACAATTGATTACAGGTACTAACGTAGTAGAATTAGAATCTTCTACGGGGAAAAATACATTCGGCGGAATTGTAAATTTTACTGTTCCAGGTTCTGATACGGATATAATTGGAGGAATGCTACTAACATATGATATTATGATACTCACTCCTCCCATCGACAGAACGGGAGAGCTTATGAATTTTCACATACGCAGAGGAATTTACAATATTCCTTTTAAAACAAGTGTTATAAATAAAATAGAAATTCTAGTAGGGAGTCAAGTTTGGCAAACTATTAATTCACAGGATATTTTATCAGTTCAAACTATTTTTGGCGTCTCCACTGATCTCGAGGATACAGTTGGTGAAGAAAATGGTAAATTTAGGATTTCTCTTAAGTTGCCTTCATTTTCAAACTCCATTAATAAGAATAATAATGGATACATAATGTCTTGTGCTCCACATCAAGACTTTCATGTTAAAGTTTATTTTAATAAAATAGATAAATTAAAGCAAAGTCTTTTCAACTCCAGGACCAACACCCGTGACACCTCTGATGTGGACTATAGCGTAGCCATGTCGGATTATATAGAAGATTTAGATAATGTTAAATTATATCTTGAGTATACTATGTTATCTAATTATGAAAGAAATATGTTAAATACTATTAAAATTCCAAAAAAAGTATTTTATACGCAGTCTATAACGCATAAACCGAACTTTAAGGAAACAGTTGTACCTGCTGACAGAGGGACGGATTATTATTCTAAAATAGTCTCTCCAAAGATTAGTATAAACTGCGATAGTTTTAGTTTGTTTTGTTCTGGTTTAATAATTAATTTAGGGACAATTTGTAACTTTAAAGATTTAAATTATTTCCGGGGTTATAAAAATATAACAGCTACATTGTACTTAAATAATACTAGATATAGCTCCCCTATTAGTATTTTACAAAATATGATGTTTCCAGATTTAGCCCATTATGACCCTGAACAAGATAATATTTTTATTAATTTATCAAATACACCTATGGGTTGTGGTGTACCATTTAATAGATATGATAATATTAGAATAGAAATAGAAGTAGGAGAGATACAGTATAACTCGCGCGATTCCTCGGCGATGGTCGACGCCAATGATCTTATATTTCCTGGTATTAACGCACTTAGCGACCAGTCCACGGCCACAGATTTGATCTCTGAATTTAACGAGTATATGAATAGCAGACCAATAACAGTAACAGCGGTTGGTTACACCACTGTATTATATAATGGCGGCTCGTCTTCGATTACAACTTACTAATTTTTTTTCTTTTATTAATATTGATGATTAACATTGCTATATCCGGATTTAATAATGATTTAAATATTATTAAATATCTTATTGAAAATAATTATAATATAAATGAAACAGTTGATAAAGTTAAATTTCTAGTTGTAAAAGATGAAATGGCTTTTTTAGAGTGTAAATCTCCTAAAATTAAAATGGCAATGATGAATAATATACCTATTATAAGCTATAAGGAATTATTAAATAAATTATAGATACATTTTATTTGTAAAAATTTTAAAAAAAATATATCTATAATAATTAAAACAAATGTCTGCAATTGCCGCTTTAGCTGGTTTTAATGGAAAAGGTACACAAGGTTTAGTAGCTACAGAAACACCCACAGGAGATGACAGATCTGCTTTCTGGAACGAAAATGATACTACTAAAACATTACTATATGGGTCTACTTTAACGAGGTGTACAGAATCTACAGACACTCCTAATATGGGTTATAAAACCTGGCTAATAGATTCTGGAATAGACGTTCTAGGAGATATTGGATTAGAAATGCAAGTTTATGGAGGCGACACGGGGCGAACTTTTGATTTTCTTTATAATATTATAGATAGAATAGACATTAAAGTTGGAAGTACTATATGGCAACGTTTAGATGGTAAATCTTTAATTGATATTATTCAATCAAAAGAAGAAAGTAGTGCCATTAGTAGTATCAACATCCGTGGTGCTGGATCGTATCTTTCTGACGTGTACTTACAAAATGGAACTAATAACTCGACAATTTATGTCTTCCCTCTTCATTTATTAACCCAAGGTTTAACTATGCGCACAACATTACCATCTTCTATGGTGACAGAAACTGGTCATTTTGTTTGCGCTTCTCCAGATCAACAAGTCTCTATTACTATTTATTTTAAAGATTGGAAAAATATAATAGAGTATCAGCGCGACAACGATGGCGACCTCACCACAACACCTCACAGCCCAATATCTAACATTAAAACTAGCTTATATTATAAACACTACATTCTTTCTAATTTTGAAAGACAAAAAATAATTAATAATCCCATTCCAAAAAGATTAAATAGTACACAAAGTAGAATGTTTAATGAACTAGCGTGGTCGAGCGGTTCTACTATAGTTTTAGATGTATCAGAGTTTTCTTTGTACAGTTCTAATTTATTACTTAGTTTGAATGACCAAACGAGCGCTACCGCGCACAAGAGCTATGACAGTAATATTGCATTTGACTTTGAATTATTATTAAATAATACATCTGTATTTGGTGTTATTTCAAGTTATGCACTTGATGTATTCGGTCAAAACTTTTCAAAAAGAACTAATACTGATGCTTACATGGGCGAGGACGCGCAGCGTGTATATGTAGTACCTTTGGCGTCGTGTTATAATTCTGCATCTTATGTACCTCTTAATAGATTTGATAGTATACAAATTAAATTATATTTTAAAAACGAAAACTATGCCTCTGACCCTTCTAGTACATTTGGTGCACGCGTTACATGCGAAGGTCAAGTTACAGCATTATATGATAAAGGTCTTGCAAGCATTCGCAATTCTTAAATACATTTGATAAACTCCCAATCTAAATCAGAACATATTCCTTTCCATATATTTTCTTGTTCAAATAACTTTTCTCTACTTTTAAGAAGAGGAAAGTAAATAAGATATTCGTCTTTTTTTAATAACTGAAAAAATTTATATAAGGTATAAGAGTAGCTTAAAAAATTTTTTCTGTTCTTTGGGCAATGTTTCTCAAAAGGTTCCTGTATTTTATTAAACATATCTAATAGTTTTGTTTCTAATTCGTCATCAATTACTAATTGAGAATTTCCTGTTATTTTATGTATAATATTTGGAATATGTTCGTAGTATTTATTTAATTTAAGCTTCTTAAGAAACTCCTTAATTTTAGCAAATGTTATAAGTGATTTGTTAAAAAGTCTTTCTTTTCTAATTTCTACAAGAAGTAAATTTATAACTTCTTCTGGAACAAATGTTCCTTCTCTTCCCTGAATCTGAACTATCCATTCTTTAAAATGATTAGTTCTTTTATAACTGTAAGGTTTAATAAAATCATGTGATTCAACTGAATTCCATTCAGGTGTTTTAGTAAAATTATAAGTTTCAGTTAATCCACAATCATAACAAATAGAAATTCCAGATGAAATATCATTAATTAAAGCTACATTACAATCTGGACAAATGTTTCTATTTTTAGAAACAGTAACTTTACTATATGATGTTTCATTTGGAAAACAAGTAGCCATATACCGTCTATAAAGATCTTCGTTTTTCTTTTCACTTGTTATAGAAATAAAATTGAATATATCACCGGAGTTATTATCGTCAGTTTCTGTATATTCGAGATTATCAATTTCTGCTATGAATTCTAATGATTTAAATAGATATTCAGACATATCTGTATCATTTTTAATTCTGTCAATCTTTTCTTGTAGAGTCTTAATTTGGTCATCTATTTTAGATATCTGAATCTTTTTTCTATTGCTATTTTTAATCTTCATAAGAACATCTAACTGTTTAATATACATTTGTAAATTTTGTTTTTCATTTTCAATTTTTTCTATAGTTTCTGTATGTTTTGCATGTATAGACATTCTATCGTCTTTGTGCACTTCTTTTTTAGAAATTTTAAAAGAATTCATTAGTAATTATATATTTTATTCTTTTAAATTATTGAAAGAAATTAATATAAAAATATTAAATATATTTAATAACTACTTTGAATGTTAATTCAGTATAACAATTTATTACCGTTGAGGTGTTTAAGAAATATATCTAAAATATATAATATAAAATACACATCACAATTTTCAAAAAATAAACTAATTTCTTTTTTAAACGAGAATAACGCAAGTAAAATTATACAAAGGTATATAAGAAATAAGTTAATGACAGACAATACATGTCCTATAACTCACGAAAAATTAAGATATCCTTTTATATGTATAAAATTAAACAGTAAGTTTTTTTATTATGATTTTCATACATTTGTTAAATATCTAAATGTTTCAGACGAAAACAGGGATCCATGTACAAGATTAATTATTTCTGATATTAAATTAAATGAGATAAATAAACTTATTAGATACTATTATGGCAAAAATACTAAAAAAATAATTATATCTCAGAACATGATTAAAAATACAGAACTCAATATAATATTATATTGTCTGTATGATTTAATATCAGAAATAACTAATATTGATTATATATCTCTCGATAATATATATGATAATATACTTCCCAGGTTTATATACTATATTCATATATTAGTTAAAAATCATTCCAAAGAAGACTGTCTCACTATAATAAATTCTTGCAAGAGAAGTCTTATAGAACTTGATAAAATGAACTGTATACTAGTACTCGACTATCTTAACCTAATAACAGCTTTAAAGTTTAATGAATAAATTACAAAAAAAATCAATATAAAGGAAAAAAGAATATAAAGGTATAAAATGGTCTGCAAAATTTGCGATCCAAAGTGTAAATACCACGATTGTATATGTAATGAAAACTTTAAGGAATTTTATAACATCTATAATTATATAAGTAATATATCAAATGTAGATGATATCAGTTTGGTTAAAAAATGGTCTATTTCTACGATGACCGTGTGTTGTAGTTTTAATTGCAGCATAGATATTGAAAAATATTCGGAAATCTACATTCAAGATAATAAAAAAGTTTCTTTTTATAACTGTATAAATACATACATAGGTACTAAATATCAGAATAAAAATAAAGTTTCTATTAAAATTTTCACAAACGGAAATATTCAAATAGCGGGTATATTAAATATAACAGCAGCTGCCTATGTAATTCGTAAGATATTCAATAGACTTTTAAATATACAAGCATTTATAAGTTCTGGAAATGCACCTTTTATATCTAATGTGAGAATATGTATGATAAATTCTGATTTCAAGATAGATAAAAATATTAAACAGTCTCTGTTTTGTAAATGCATAGAAGAAAATGAATACGAATTTATTAAACGTTATACATTCAACCCTAGTAAATATCCTGGTATTAATGTTAAGACAAATACATCGTCTTTAGACAAATTCATAACATGTGCCGTATTTAGACCTGGAAGTATAATAATAACTGGTGGCAATAATTTAGTAGAATACAAGAATACATTTGAAAATATTTTATTAATTTTAAAAAATAATAAACATATCTTATATTAGATATAGATGATTTTGAAGAAAATATTAAATGGGGTTGGTAAGGTTTATAATTATAACGACGTTAAAATATATAATCTAATTAGAAAGTATAAAAATATTTATAATTTTGTCGATGAAACAGATATCACAGCATGTATAATATACATTTATAGGTATTCTCAAAATAATAAAATTACCGATAAAAATATAAATGACATCGTAGAATCAAGTTTAATATTATCAAATAAATACATTTCTGATAATGAAATAATAGGTTCGGGTAGTTTAGAAAATAAAATACTTCAAGATATTAATTGGAATCTATTTATAAATGAATATGAATACAATTATTTTAATAAGATGATAGAGTGTTTTTAATCTTTATCAACATCAAATGTTTTAACTTCTGGTATTTCTTCTAAGGGTTCTTCTAAGGGTTCTTCTGGAATCTCTTTAATTGTTTTAAGTTTATCATCTGGTAGTTCGACATTCGTCTTAGTTTCTTCTGTTGGAGGATTTTGTACATGAATTATTTGAGGACCAAATTCTTTGATTTGATTGAGATCAACTGTCATTGAATTTAGTCTTGTAAACATCTTATACATAACATAACCCATAATTAAGACTACTAAACATATTACTACAAGTAAAATAATATTTATATTTAAACCGGATTCTGGCTTTGGAGTTTCTGTAAATAACTCTACAGGAGCTTCGGCTTTAACCTTTGGCATTTATAAATATTTATTATTTTATTTACATTTTTACAACGTAAAATTTACTCAGGATCTTCAAGATCGTTATCATCTGTGGGTATGTCTATACCGTTGAAGAAAGTGGTACGTTTAAGAAGAATCCCTGAGTTCTGTGGATATTCTCGTGTACCTTGTTGAGTAATTTTAATACCATTATTAGTAAATATAGCGCCATAAAAGTCTTTTGTAAACTGTTCTCTTGGTAGATTATTATCGCGACAATGATCATTAAAAGCTTGTTGAAATACTTTCATTGGTACATACAACTTAGATCCGAATATTACCTTTCCTGATCTTAAGAAGTTCTGTAGTGTATTAGTAGCTTGTTCCATTTCTTCTTTATTTTCATGGAAATACTTAGGCAATATATTCCAGATACCTTTCTTTCCATATTTTTCAATAGCTTTATAATACGATGTTACACATAGTTTCATAATACAAGGTAACTCTTTTTGAAGCTTCTTATCTATTTCAGTATCGGTATTAATTACCTTTTTCCAAAAGTTAAATATAGCTGTTCGTCGAGAAACACTCTCCGAGTTGTTTTTATATCTCATGATTTTATTGCCGCCCATGGCCATTGGAAGTTTCCAATCAATAGTTTCGTCGTTTTTATATTTCTCAGAATAAGTATTACGTCCTCCTTCAACTATAAGCTGCCAATCAGTTTGTTCCATCTTAAAGTTTTCAGAAATCTCAGGTGCCAAAACTACCTTTTTGTTTGCATGTGGTTTGATACCATACTTGGGATCAATATTATTAGCTATTACACCAACGTCTTCATCATCAAAAAACTTATGTAAAATTTTCATTAAAATAGTACTCTTTCCCGCACCGGCCTGACCAAGTAGGTAAAACAAAACTTGCCAGTTATCTAGATCTCCAAGTTCAAAACACATTCTCCCCATAAAAGTACAGAGCCATTGCTGAATCTCAACTGTAAATTCTTGATAATCAAGAAGATTTTTAAAAGTAGGACATTTACTCATAATAGTATCAAACCAATTTTCGTCGGTGTCTAAGTTATCAAATTCTACAAAAGTTTGATCATGGTATTTAGAAGAAATAGAAAAGTTATTGATGTATTCATGAGGAGTACCATATGGAACAAATACATCTTTATAAACAGGTGTCTCTCCTGGAGGAGAAATATTATACTTTGTAATGTAATTACCATTTTTAAACGAAAACAAATGTCTATCTTTAACAAGACTTGGGAGCTCCGGGCCTATAAACTCACCAAAGTATTTTTCTGCATTACT